GGTTAGCGGTGCCGATCCAGATATAGCCATTCTCAAGCGGCTGACCGTCTGCCTCGGTAAAGATCGGGAAAGTTGGCTGAACTGACAAGACGGACATTTATTCGGTCTCCTTCAATGTTTCAATACTGGATTTAATCTTGCTGTTTATCTGTTTTGCTTTTTCTGCGCACCCAAAGATTTTTGGATAGCTCTATCAATAGCTTTTTGCTGTCTAACATTAATGATTTTTTTTGCTGCCGACGCGCCTGCAATTGCTCCGCCAGCAGCTCCTGCTGGGCCACCAGTCATTGCGCCAATTCCGGCGCCTGCTAAACCTCCTGCGGCTCCAATTGCTTTTTTTGCAAACTCTGTTTGAAGGTTTAATGCAGTGGTAGCTGTTCCACTCGGGTTTGGGTCAAATGGCCTCAAGATGCGCGCACCAACTCGCAATGTCTCAAGTCTATTTGCAAGGTCTTCACCAAGTAACTGTTTTGTTTTTCCTCGGTATGGCGCCATTTGCTTGCTCAACGTATCGTCTGTCCCCCTCCAAACAACTGGGCCGCCTAAAGATGCTTCTGTCAGATCAATATTTTTCGAGATAATCTTCTCAATCAAGTGAGCGCGCACTTCAGATATGGCTTGTTTTCCAAGTGCTTGAAGTTCTGGCGTTGGAAGTGTTTCAAGTGTGCGAATTATGTTATTGAATTGCGCCGTGTTTTTTGCGGCATAATTTACGAGTTTGTCTGGCAAAACATCTAAAGCAACAGCGCGATTTACTCCATCTGGGCCGCTGATATCAAGAATTTGAGCGATCCCTTTTGGGTCTTCAAATATCTCTCGATATTGTGCGCGTTTAGCTCTAGCGTTTAAATACACGTCAGAAGGCAAAACAGATAACACATCTTCGTCAATTGCATTTTTTACCCCAGCAACTGCGTTTTTTGTTTGCGGCTTCGTTGGATCAAAAAGACTGTTTGCTTCTTGCCTTATGCGTTCTGCTGTAGGGGCATCAATTACAGAAAGATTGCCTTTTTTGTCCATCACGCCAAGCCTGACCAGCTCGTTTCGCATATCTCTCGAAACGCTGCGACCATCCCCTTTAAAATTGGCTGGTTCGTTAAGATACTCTTTCAGCCGATCTAATCGAATCCCGCCTTGCCCTGCTGCTGACTGGTTGGCTTCGTTGTAAAGTTCTCTAATTTGATCGTTGTACCACTTCTGATATCCCTCAAGCGGTGCGCTGATAGCTTCTCCCCTAGATAACGAAGTTGCTCCTGCCGTTCCGCCTGTGTCACGTTGAATTGATGCTGCATACTCTGCAAGTCGCTGCGATTCCAAATCAAGCTGTTGCCGCATTTTGTCTGCGCCGTCCAGCTTGCTAATCATAATTTCCGTTTGAATTTGATTCTTGTCTCCAGTTCGTGCGCCAAGTCTGCGCGAATCCGCAGGAATCCCGATTGCATCTAAAACCAAATCTCTTTTTCCTGCTGTCACCGCATCAAGCGGCACAGCCGCTGGCCTTGCTCGAACGCCTGTATCACCCAAAACATCAACTGGCGCGGCCTTAATTGGAATTGTTTGAATTGTTGGCTCAGTTTTAGTGGGCGCTGATGGACGAACAATTTCCGCCGCAGTAGCAACAGCCTTTTTAACAGGCGGAATAACTTTTTGAGTGATTGCTTGGACTTGCGGAACTGCTTTACGCGCAGCCTGCTCAATAGCAGGAGTAACCATCGAAGCGCCGCGAGCCACGGCCCCCGGAGCACCAACAACAGGAACAACAGGGGGAAGAAAAGAAAGTGCCTCGCCAATGGCCTGCACCTGCTCTTGTCCTGCTTGAGTGCGCGGGGCATAGGTTAATGCCTGAGCGCCTTTTTGTGCCGACTGTTGCACCAAATTTGCAGCTTGAGGGGTGCCAAATTGCCCACTAAGAATTTGCTCTGCAAGGCCTTTTAAGGTGCCTCCTAACATGCCAAGCGTGCCGCCAACTGCGCCGGTTCCCAACGTCAATGCAGCCTCACCAGCCCCAACTGCGCGCTCTGCCAGTGTAGGCTCTGCTGGCGGACTTACAGATGGCACAACCTGTTCACCCGGTATCTGCCCCGCTGTTGTGGCGCGAAACGAAGTGATCGCTGCCGCCAAATCTCGCGCTGCCGCAACATCGCCAGCAGCATCAGCATTGATTAGTGCTCGCTCGAGTTCCTGAATCGTTGCCATTATCGAGACCCGTATTTGTTCAGCAATTGATTAATGCGATCTTGCGACGGCTGTTCCGCTGATGGTGTTGGCGCAGGAATTGGTGCGGCTTGTTGCGAAACACCAAAAATATTTTCAGGGTTCAATTTGTAGTTTTTCACTACAGCATTTAAGTCTTTTTTCTCTTGCTCAGCTTTTTTCTGCGCGGCTTCCAAATACTGCTTGGCGAGCGAAACATATTGCTTTCTCTGTTCTGGCTGAAGCAATTGTCCGTTTTGTGCTTTTTGCAGTCGATTTTCAAGCTGTGTGAAAAGCCCCGCTGTGTCTCTGGCAGTTGCGAACTCTGTTTCTCGCACAACAGAGCCTGGGTCTAGCATTTTCATAAACCCAGTAATCAGGGCAATGTCACCAGCGCCGGTTCCTGCCGCAGAGGATGCCTGTATATTGTTATACGTCCCTTGAAGCTCGCCATAAACCTTGGTGCGGCCTTGCCATTCTTTTCTGATTTTTTCCTCTTGGGTAAATTTCTTTTCTGGGTCAATCCCGCCAGTTGCTTCGGAAGCTTTAAGCTCAAGAATGGCTTTTGCCGTTTCCACGCCAAGCTTTTTGGTTTGTGCAATAGCAGATCCTGTTTGTGCTTTCGTAAGCCCAAGATCGGCAGCTTTCTTTTCAAGATCTGCGATGATTTGCTTTTCCTTGAATTTTGCTTCTGTTGCTGCTGTTTCTGCTTTTGCTTGCGATTCTTTTAGCTGAGACGGAGCCAACTGCTGAGCACGTTGCTCTTGTTTTATTTTTAAGTACGACTCAATTGCTTTATCTCCACCGGGCAATCCTTTAATAAGGCCGCCGACGATGGAAATAGCCCCTGTTGGGTCTAGCTCTGCTAGTTTTGCACTGCGTTCGTATGCTTGCGCCTGATTTTCATTTCCTGAATTGCGCTCTGCCTGCGCTCTTTCGTTTAGAAGATCAATGCCAATTTGCGGGTTTTGACTGCCGAGCGCAGCCATGACTTGAGAGCCAAAAGAAAGCATTCCTTGCTGCCTTTCTTTTGACATTGACTCCCAAACCTTTTGCGATGCTTCTGCCTGATCTTTTGGCGCAAACAAAGCAAATTGCCCGAAGTCGGCTTCGGTGGCAGTCCCGGATTTGATCTTGTCGCTCAGAGTGTTCATTGCATTAGCAAGCGACTGCTGCTGTTGCATTTTGAACTGCTCTGCTTCACGTCTTGCAGCAACATCAGCAAAAGCTGATCCGAGTTTAAGACCACTTAACAGTGCTTCACCCGGGTTTGTTCCGCTTAACGAATAGTCATATGGTGCTGGCATTTTTTAATCCTTACCCAAACAAACCGCCAAAACCCATTCCGGCTTTTCCGCCAGCGCCAATTTGAGCGCCGAAAACTTGTGCTGGAAGATTATATAGCCCGCTATACGCCTGAGTTTTTCCGAGTGCCCCTCCAGCAATAGCAGCGCCCCGCTGCCCAAGCAAATTGCCAATAGCTCCAGCAGATTGCATACCTGCCGCTCCTTGCCCTGCTGCTGATTGCTGGCCCAATGTAGTCATTCCCGCCAAGTTTTGATATTGCTGCGCGATCTGCTCTTGCAGCATGGCAGGCCGGAATTGAGCCAAAGCCGCCTGAATATTTCCACCTCGCAGCCCGCCAGTTGCCGATGCCTGCTGAAGCAATGCTTCCTCACCTTGCCTGACAGCAGACTGGAACAATGGGCTTTGCTCAAGTGCGCCTATTGCCGCTTGCTGTTCAGGAGCGCCGCGTAACCCAAGGAATGCCTGCTGTTGCTGAAGTGCTGGCGGGCCTGCCTCGACGTATGGCTTTAAAAGCTCTTGTAGCTTGTCGAACTGATATCGCTGCTCTGCGATTGCTTCGCTTGCTGCTTCTGATTGCGCTCCGGCTGCTCGTTCAGCACCCCTTGCTGATGAGCGCGCCCCTAGCAAAGCGCCTCCGCCTACAACTAAACCGGTTACTGGATCAGGCATTGCCGAACTCCCTCATGTAATCCTCAAAATTCTCGCCATAAAGTGCCATCACATGATGCGCTACTTTAACCGCTGCGTCTGCCCCGTGACAAAGCTGCACCGCCATCAGCACCACATCGTAGTACCCTGCGCGCCATATAAATGATTTTGCGTCGGCGTTTCCATCTCGCTCTGCTCTGTCTGATGCTTGCCATTTCAGAATGGCAGCGCCAACGATAGGCGACAAAACAAGTGAATTTTCACGCCAGAATTGATTTTGTGGCATGGCAACCAAAACATTCCAGATAACAGGGTTCAAAGATTCTCTGTTGATCTCGTCTCCGTCTGCCACATCATCAAATAATTGAGTCGCTTCCCACAGCATCAACAGCCATTGAATGGCTGGCGCTGGAAGCATAAAGACCTGCTCAAGATTTTGTTTTAGGCTGTCTGGGTAAGCCATCCGGCGTTTTCTCAAGTATTGAGACAACATGGCCGCCGGTCGCCTAATCACTCGGCTGTTTGATTCTACAGCATAAATGTTAGGTTATTTCTCGCCCGCTTGCACGAATTGTAAGCGATGCCGCGGCACTGGCAATGGTGGAGATAAACCCGCCAGCTTCAAGTGAATGCCCAACAAGCTCTGGGAATGTATAGGTTTCGTCAGGCGATATATTTCTGGTGTCTGTAATAAGATTGCTAGTGCCCGGCGATCCGCCTGATGTAACCAGATTTACGCTAATCGAAACATTGCTTGCGCTGGTGTTTGTTGCAGTGATTTTATCAATAATCGTTTTGCAATTACTGGCAGTATATTGCGTCGTTTGTACGTTTTCAGCCTGCTTTGCAGGAATCAAAACCTTAACTGTAACCGTCATGGCTATCCTTTAGCTTGTCACTGCTTTGATTATCGCAAAGTTAAATACAGGCTGCTCAGTTGTCGTGCCGCCAGTCGTGGCAAAGGTGATGCGAAAACTACCCGATGCCACGTTTGTTACATGGGTCATATAAAGATCGGCGCCGGATTTTTGATTCACGATCACGGTGTCGGTTGCCGCAACAGTGCTATTTGTCACGGTGAAAGACTGCCACGTTGCTGTACCCGCCGCACTAATCAGGGTGATTGCGCCGTTGGTTTTGTTAAGCGTCACACCAGTGGTGCGGGAAGTGACTTGCGTTACTGCGCCGCCAGACCCGGTGCCATAACCAAGGCTTCCTGATCCTGTTACCTTGCAATCAGTGACGTTTGCTGTTCCACCAGAAACATTCGTTGCCGTTCCTACCGTAACCGATGAAGGCGCAACATTCTTCCAAAATGGCCCGGTGCTGTCGTATTGCAACAGGTTGTTATTTGCAACAGACGTAATCTTGACGTTGTGAAGCTCGTCCAGCTCATACCCGTTATCTACTTTAACGTAGATCGATCCAACTGTTGCGCTGACTCGCTCAATGAATCCAAGAATAACGGTGTGGTTTGGTGCGCTTGGGCGTGTAGTAGTCCAAGCTCCGGCCACGGTAGGAGAAAGATAAACCGTGTCGCCTGCCGTATATCCAAAGGTGTTTAGCTTGTAGATCGGGCCAGCAGAATGAACCCATCCTTCCGCGCCAGCCGCTATAGATTCAGCCACGAATCCAATGGTGTGCGCTGAATTTGCATCACTGTCAGCTTGCGCCAATTTGATGGCAACACGATTACCCTGCGCGCCGGATATATAAACCACTTGGCCCTTAGTTAGCGCCACGCCAGAATCGTTATAGCAAAGCGCGTATTCTTGCTGGCCGTCGATATAAGTGACGTTTCCGCCCTTTAATCCAACGACTAAAGACCCTGCGCCATCGTCCCAATACGCACGTCCAGGCTTTCCGTTAGGAGTTGGCGCAAGCGTGTTTGTGTCAATGTAATCAGCAACGACGAAGTTATCGTGTTCCTGTGCTGGTTCTGTAGCCAGCAAGCCCACAATATCCGCCAGTCTTTGAATCTGCGCTAGCGCATCGTTTGCCGATGCCTGAGCACTTCCGGCATTGATGCTGATTTCATTTACAACGTCAGGCGCGATTGAATCAGCGAGCGAAAATAACTGTTCAAACTGTTTAATCTGCTCCGCATCCTTAAGAAATGATGCAAGCTGATCGCGGGTGAGTTTTAGTTTGTTCGCCATCAGTAGGCCAGCGGCTCAATTTGAGCTTCAAGTCTAGCAAAAGACAGGTGCGCCTGACTGTCGCCACGGAATCGCTGAATGCGCCAATGCCCCATGCTGCCGTTTATGAACCACACAAGGCGCTTTTGTGTCTCGCCAGTGGCGCCGACTCTGATCGGCCTGTCTTGGCCCCAATTCACGCCGTCTAGCGAGTAGCTGGTTGTGATGATCGGATTGACACCAAGCGCCACACGCCCGGTAAGCGACACCAACTCAAGCTCATTGAATAACGCGCCCTTTGCATCGTTATAAACGATAAGCGTGCCAAACTCCCAACGCACAATCTGGCCCCAATGGTTCCCCGTATCCTGCACCAAATAGCCGACGCTGGACGATTGAGGATCGCCCACGAGCCACTTGTCATAAGCCCACACCAGATTCCGAGCGCGGTACTGTTCAAAGCCCGTTGTTGCAGTGGTCAAAATAAACCATACTTGCTGCCCAAGCTCTTGCGATGCTGCACCATCATAAACAAGCGTGCGGTCTGGAAGGTGGATGTAAAGATGCTGATGCGACTTATCGTTGCGCGACTCTAGCTTTACAGCGGAAAGCTGGCTCTCGGTGTATCCGAGCAGAATGTCATCTATCTCTTGCGTGCTAATCTTCGTGGCCGATGCGTTTGCGCCAATATAAATTCCCGGCGCTTCGTTTCGCCCTCCGCCAAGAAACGCAATTGCCTCAAGATACACGCAGCAGGCATGAGTTCCAATGACACCCTTTTGAATCTGCGCGCCGTCGATACGCTGGAACGGGAAGAAATCGCCGCCCACGTTGTCGAATACTTCGATAGTGTTTCGATTGAGCGCATAAACCTCATTACGCAGTTTTAACAGTGCTACAACCGGATCAGGATCGACTTCTGAAGAGCCATACTTGAGCGGATTTACCTGAGTTGGGTCGCTAAGTTCAGTCACCACCAAGCTAGTGCCATCAGTCGTCATGAAGTAGCCATCAACCCAGACTACATCGAGCACGGTGCCGAGGTCTGGGTCTGTTACTTGAGTGAGCGTCGTGCCGTTCCAATAATACAGACGGCCACCAGAGGCGATGGCAAGACGGTCAAAGCTGTAATCAAAAGTCACCAAATCGCCACTACCAACATCCCCAAGCGTGGTCACTGTGCCATCACTGGCAACACTAACCAGCTTAGTGCCCATAACGCGATAACACCCGCCTTGCCAATTCACTCCGCCTCGATCAATGCCTGGGCCTATGCCATTGGCAACAATGCCATCAGCTGGGCGTAGAAACCCGGCGCTGATGCCTGAGTTTTTTGGAACAGGCACGAGATTTACCGGATACGAGGTGCGAAGGTCTGGGCCGTTGTCAGTGTAAATGCCGCTTAGAATGGGTATTTGCATTAGCTCACCACTTAACCTTATCCGCCCAATACGCCGCGCTCATCTTGCCCTTGGCAATATTCTCTGAGTGCCGAGCCTTGAATGACTCGCGCCGCGCCTTATCAGCCTTTGACTCGCCCTCACGCTTAGGCGAGCCTGAAACCCCCTGCTGACCAAACCGAATGGTTTTGATCTTGTCGCCTTCCTTCGCTACCACAACATGCGACTTTGTGGGATGCGAAGGCGTGCGCTTAGGCTTGTTGTAGCCTTCAACGCCTGCGCGAGTTAGTCGGGAGTCTTTTGTTGGCATGATTAGCCAATCCGATACCAAGAATTAGTCGGCTGGTAAAAACGATAATGGACAAACCCGCCAGCGGAAAGCGTAGTTACAGTCCCGTAGATAGCGGACGCGCCATTTGCTGCCAGCGTTAGGGCTGTGATCGTTTGAGTGGTCGTAATAATTACCTCGGTGCCATCAGCCACGCCAGTATTTAGGGGGAATGTAATCGTTCCAGTGGCAAGCGTACCGGCAGGCTGCAACAACATCCACTGCTGCTGCGCCACCGGAGTCGGAACCGTTTGATTAAAGCCAGTGGCAGGGACGTATAGATTCGTCGCCATTGTGGGACTGGCAAAGCTCTGCTGAAAGTACGTGAGCAAGGCGCTGATGGACATGCGCCGCGCGTCGCCGTTGCTAGGCGTATAGACTGGAATTTGATCGCCAGATGAGACGGTGGAAAGCGAAGGCAGTTGATTGATAGTCGGCATTTTTAACCCCAGATATTAAGTGGGCCATCCTGCCCGGTTTGAACGTAATCAACTGGCGGGCGAAGGAAAGGATCATCATAAACGCGCCACGGCTTGTTTCCAGCCCCGGCAGGCATAGACCCCGGCATCTGCTGCTGCGGAGGCAACGTAGCCCGGTTTAAAAGCGTTTGGTAGGCATCGCGCGCTGTGATCTTTGTTTCAGGCATCAACTGTTTTCCATAACTAGGCGCAATCCTGATTGCCAAGTTAGTGATGATTGCCTCATTCGCGCTGTCAGGCACTTCTGACTCTGCATCGATGTCGCTGAACTCAGGGCTTGAAGGCAGCGGATACGCCAATCGAATACCCTTGCCGTTCCAGTCTGCAATCATTGAATCAAGGCGACGCAATGCGCTTTCGAGCTGCTCGGGCGATACGTCAAAGCTATAAGACGCAATCCCGATCTCTTCGAGCGCGGCTGTCACGAACTGGCGTTTGCTATAGCCCATTTCTATTCCTCAACTGGAAACCAAGCCGGATCATACGGCTCGACCGTGTATCCAGTAACGTCATCAAGCAACGCATCGTCAGGCTTTTGGAACACCCAGGCACCTTTAACCGTTTCTTGGGCAACTGACCACGCAGTGGTGTAGCCTTGTTGCGAATCCTTCACGCCTGTCGCAGCATTCATGCCAAAGATCGGGAAATGCCTTTGCTCAGCATCAACTTGAACCGCCTCGTCCGGGGTTAAGTCATCCTTGGGCACCACTTCTCCTGTTGCCACATCCATCAAATCAGGTGAGTTAATAGACTTCACCATGTTGGCGTAGATAGTTTCTAGCGCCGTTTGTGCGTCAGCTTCCGTTTGGAAAATAAGGTAGTCCATGATTACACCGTTGGAGGTAGGTTTTTATATGGGTGTCCGACTTGCAAACTACCTTCAAACCCCCATTTCCACGCTAAATATCCTTCAATAATTTGACGCTCTGTTGTTGATGAATCATTTACAGAAACGACAACTTCTGAAACTAACCCCGCAAGGAAATATGCACCCGAAGCAACACCTATTTGCGGAGGAGACGCAAAAGCAACGCAACCCAAAGACTCAAGAATTCCTGCATTTCCTAAACTGTTAAAAATATCGTTTCTAGTTGTCGTTGGCGGGTTATTTTTATCCTTGACCATAACCCCAGTCAAAAACACAGACAAACTAGCGGGATCGTTTATCGCGTTTATTCTAAAAACTTGAGTGGTGGTGTTGCCTGAAGCGGCAATTGGAAGATAAGTGTTTCCTGAAACTGAGCCGATAACAGTCTGTGTAGCAAGTGTTGCTGATGTGCGCTGGCAGACTACGTACCACGACATTCCGTTGGCCGTAAAATCTTGTGCAGATGACATCCTGTCATCTATCCCGTCAAATGATACTGACGGCATTCCGTTAAATGCTGTTAGGTTATATACGGGCTGCAAGCTGGTCGTGGCCTGCGTAAAATGCCTGCCATTTCCAGATTTATCGTTCCACTGGCTTACCGTCGAGCCATTGAGCGTGATCGTGCTGGTGTCCTCTGCATCAAGCCATAAAGCCAGTTGAATCTCTGTCGGTCGCCAAAGTTTTGGTTGTCCAAACAGGCTGCCGTCCCAGCGATAGGGGTGGTTATAAGGCAACTTTCTTACAAGCTCCATTGGCATTTAAAACCCCCCCCATTTCCACGCTAGATAGCCGTCGATTTTCTGCAAAGTTGACAAAGAGTTATCTGAGGCAATAACAACCTCAGATATTCCGCCGTAAAACGTTTCTGAGGAAGGTGGCGACGCCTGAATTGCGCCGATGACTATTGGCATGTTTTGCGTTGTCGTGCCGGTCAAGAAAAAAGAGAATATCGCGGGCACAAATGAAGTAGGAATGGTGCTTGGGGCGCCGTTGTAAAACCTGGATGAAGACGGTTGCGCAGTCCCTCTGTAGACAACAAATGTCGGCGCTGCCGTCGAAAAATTTTGAAGTGTGACATACAGCCCGCCGCCGTTATATACGGTGGCTGCGCCGATTGGCGTAAGATTATTGTTTACTGGCCTTTGAAGAGGCGACAAGACCATCGCCACAATTCCGCCCGACGGCTGAATTAAAGGAGTGTTCAAGTAATCCGTTGTGCCAGCGAAGTTAATGGACGGCTTGCCATTGAGTCCCGTCGCAGAAAAATCCGGCTGAGCAGCCGCAGTGGCCTGCGTCGCGTGCTTACCATTGCCAGACTTGTCGTTCCATTGGCTTACATTCGCTCCATTGAGGGTAATGGTGCCTGCGTCGGAGGCATCAAGCCAAAGGGCAGTGGAGATTTGAGCAGGTGTCCACACAGCCCCAAAGGTTTTAGTCCTAAAACGTCCCCTAAATCGCGACACCGGAAACATTAATAACCCTCTCCAGGAATAATATGTATGGAGCCAGTCCCAGAGGATGTTATATATGCAACATGCGTATCATATTGGCACTTGCTCAAACTAATTTGAGAATTTGGCAAAATAGGATAATCAGCAGTTGACGCAGTAATCCCAGATGTTCCTACATTGATGTACACTACAACAGTAGGAGATAAATTTGTAAAAACCAGTGCCTTGCTACCAAATCCAATTTCAGTAGATGCGCTTGAAGTGCTAGGAGAGACAGTAACCCCGCGCGTGTAGTTTGGCTCAAACGATGCTTGCACTGCCATGTTATTCCCCTTTCAATGCTTGATTTATTTTATCAAGCAAAGTCTCATTTCCCCATCTTTTATCTACTTTGATTCCAAGACTCTCCGCCTTTTGAATCATTTCTTCTTTTGTGACGTCAGGCGAGTCAGAAGACTCCGCAAAACCAGCTTTTGCTTCATCCGTTGTCAAAAACCATCCATCTTTAATAGCCTGCTCAATATCGACATCATCAACGATGATATAGTCAAAACTTGATTCGTGAATATCATGCTTTCCCGGATGTTTATAAAGCATCGTTTGAGACTTCATTTCTTGCCTTTCTTCGCCGGTGCCTTACTTGGTTTTCCTGCTTTCATTGCCGCAGTCCTAGCAGTGCTCAAAGCAATCGCTACAGCCTGCTTTTGCGGCTTACCGCTTTTGATCTCTTTGCTAATGTTAGACGAAATCGTCTTTTGCGAATAACCTTTTTTCAGTGGCATTTTACTATCCCCAAATGTAAAACGGGGAGGGTTTCCCCTCCCCGATAACCTGATTAGGTTTGTCCAAAAAGCATAATGCCAGACATTTCGGGCTGCTTATTCACAACACCGAACAAGGTGTCGATACGGAATTTAGTCCTCATAGTGTTGATGTCATACTGTTTTTGCATGACCAACTCAATGCCTTGATCCGTAGTTCCGCGCAGAACAAGCGCCCCAGCATCAGACGGCACAGCATAACGGCCAGGAAGAATTTCGAGCGCGTCTTTCTGCCAGAACGGATTAACGTTTGCGGTAACAGTGTTGAGGAAGGTGATAGCCGCGCCGTTTGCAGGGGTGGCAGTCACGTTTTGGTATTGCAGTTCCGCATCCGTCGCGCCGCCCGCAGAAATAATCGGTGGAGAAATCTGCACCACGCCAGAGCCGCCAGCACCGGACACGATGGCCGTGACTCGGAAAGTCTTGAGTTGGCCGATATCCTGCTTAGTGATGGCATGAACAGCATTCACGCCAGCGATGGTGAAAGCATCGCCAACGCGGACAGTTCCAGAAACGACAGCGATAGTCAGATTTTGATAACGATTATCCACATTCGCGGTTTCGCCAGTGCCCGCCGTCGAGGTAGCACGCGGGGTGAAATACTGGTTCGCGCCATTGACCGTTACAGTCGTGCCAGATCGAGCAAGCAATCGGTTCGCGTAGTCAAATTTGAACGTTTCAAACCCGCAAACGTTTCCGACATAGGATTTTTCGTAGGCAGTGACGGGCTTGCCTTGCATGGTTTGACGACCAGCAAGGTTCGACGCCATGCCGTTGTAATCGCGCGACGAAACGGAAAAGTAACGGTCAAACGCTTGCACGCCGGTTTCGTTCATGATCGCATCGGCCTGCGCTACGTCATCAAAACCAGACGCCGCGACGGTGCGTTTAACCACAAGCGTACCTTGAGTTGCAGCCACGTCCATAATCGCGCGATTGATGTCGCTCGCCAGCTTTTGCTTGGCAGCATCGCCAAGTCTGCCTTCTTGGAGTGTGTCACGCAGTTCCGTAGCGGACATCGCCCAAGGAGACGAACGATTAAAGCCAATGGTTGCAGGGACGGAAAGCTGAGTGCTGTCTTTGAAATTAGACGTCATGTCAGTGCCGCTGAAAGACTGAGCGATATACGGCATCGGACGCCAAATGACGTTATTAGTGCGCTCCATCATGGTCTGATCGGTTTTATAGATCGACACATTACTGGACAGCACGAGTGCATCATTAAAGCCTTCAAGGATGTTCTCAAACGCGACGCGTTCTTCTTTATTAAATGCGTTAGGCATGATTTAAAACTCCAGATTAGTTTTGTTTTGCGCGCAGTTGCCGCTTGTACGCTATGACTTTAGTCATGTCGCCAGTCTTTGCGGCTTCTTCACGCAGCCGTTCAAGGGTTGAGTCCACCGAACCTGAAACGCGGCCAGTACCTTTGACCATCTTTTCAGGCGGCGGGGCCGCCTTGCGATTGCTAACTTTCAACTGAGTCTCCAGTTTTGCTACCGCGAAGGCAAACTTCACGGGGTCTTTAATTGAGGAAAGCTCTTTCACCTTTTTGGGGTTCTTGCCGAGCGCATAAACAACCAGAGCGGGGTTTTCTGCCCCTTGCACGATGATGCCCTGCTGCGTAATGTCGAGAGTTTCCTGAGCCGTAGCTTCAGCGTCCTCAAAATCACGCACCTTCAGCGAGGCTTTCGCCTTGCCGTAGGCTTCCAGCGTTTCCTGCCATGCTTGCTGCTGCGCTTGCTCAACCTGCCGTTGCTTCTCAGCTTGCAGATCAATTTCGCGCTTTCGCTCATACCAGTCAGACAACGCGCTTTCGTACTTGTCAGAGTCGTAATCAAAAGCTTCCAGCGTAGGCTTTTGCCCCAGCAAAACCGGCTTAGTCTCAGTTGTCTGGGTTAGCTTGGCCTCAAGCTCTTTAATACGTCGCTCTTTCTCCCTGTTTGCCTTCCGCAACTCACGAACCCATTCAGGCGCACGAGTTTCTTCTTCCTGAGGTGGCGATTCCTCACCGATAGATACAACGATCTCATCTTGTTCGTCGGCCTGCTCTTCCGGCTGTTCATCATTCTGGTCTGCGACGGCTTCGCCCTCATCGCCAACTTTCTCATCCTGATGATCTTCGCCTTCTTGCTGTTCGACTTCCTCGACTTCGATCTGTTCCTCCATCACTGCCGTTTGCGTCATAAATCCCCCGTTTAACTCACCCATTAAAGCGGCTGGGTGGGTGCCGCTAAAATCATTGCAGCGGCTGCACTTGTCCTGCAATAGCACCGCCAATCTCACGCGCCATATTCAGCGCGTGGTCTTGCGAATCCATATCAACCTTTGCCAACGTCTCCACCGTCCGAGCGCGGCTCAACTCAGCATCGGCCACCGTCTTAACTGTATCGGCGCGAGCCTTGGCAGCTTTTGCGGTGGCTTCTTCAGCCGCAGCCTGCAAAAACACCGCATTCGGGTCTTGCTGCTGGCCCTGCATCATCACGGCCATTTCTTCGGCTTCTTGCTCAGTCGGCTCTATCACACCCATGCGAACCAGTCGCTTGCGGAAGAATTTCCGAACGTCGCTGATGCCCTCGCCTTCCATGTTCATCATCGCCATGGCTTGCAGCACTTGCTTGGTTTCCGGGTCGTCGCTGATTGCCAGCATACCGGTCAGCGCACGAAC